CCCATTTTCAGAAATCACATAACTTGTGTCTGATATTACATTTTGACAATAAATTGTAAAAGGCAATAAAAAGATGATAAAAAAATTTAAGTTTTTCATGTTTATTTTTTTTAAAAATTAATCTCCAACTGTTATTTGACTTACAGTTATACTTTTTGTTGAACCTAATCTATTTTTAACATTTATAGTAGCACTGCTTGCACTTTTGTAAACACAAACAAAACCATCTAAATCTGTAACTGCTCCAAAATTACTTGGGTCTGCTATTTTTACCACTGTACCAGAAGCATACGACGCAAAAAATAAAGCACCACCTCCTGTGTTATTATCTGATACCATTATAAAAGTAACATTACCAGCAGATATAGTTTTTACCTCATCATCAGTAAAATTTTGAGCACCACTAATATTAATATTTTTAGTTAAACCAGATGCAATAGTTGCGCCTGTCATTCTTATTTGCCCAACCATGTCAATAGCATTTGTTGGAGTAGTAACACCTATTCCAACATTGCCCGTTATCCTTGTATTGCCGACAACGTGCAGTTTTTCGGTTGGATTTGGAGTTGCAATGCCAACGTTACCGCTTGTTTCTACACGCATTTTTTCGGTACCATTTGTTGCTATTATTAATTTTACATCTGTAAAGCCAAATAAATAACCTTCATTTTCATCTAAACCAAAAACGAACTTTGATTTACCGACTTCATTAAACATTAATATAGGGTAACTATTAGAAATAACACCACCTCTTGCATTAGATGAGAAAGTTGTTAGTAAATTTTGTGGATTTTCGTCAATTAAACCCCAGTTTCCATCATCTGTAATCCTGAAAGGAGCAATGCCATTTGCATTTATTCCAACTGTTTTTGAGTTTACTCTATACATACCATAACCTGCTCTTACGCTATCTGTTGGTATAAATTTAGTAGCCGTTGCCGTATTACTAAAAGTAGTTGCGGCGCTAAATGTTTTTGCACCATTTACCGTTTGCGTTCCATAGGTGTTCACATAGGCAATAGCTGCCGTGTCTACTCCAAGTTGCCGCCATTTTCGACCAGTTGCCGAAGCCTTGTAAGTGTATAAATTTATGTTTGCCGTATCAAGAACAAAATAAGCAGCCGTGTCACTCTTTACAGTCAAGGTAGTATCAGAAGCTACCCCACGCCAAATTAGCCCGTCGGCAGTCGTCTGTTCACCCAGTGTTATCTTTTGATTGCCATTGCTCGGATACTGTGCCCATGCAAGGCAAGGGACAAGGAAGAGGAAAAGGGAAAGGAGTTGTTTCATGTTTATTATTTTATTGCGAAAAATTCAATTTTAGTTACCGTTTGCGTATTTAATACGTTGTTTGTTGCTCCATCTCTTACAACAAAAGTAATATTTGTTGCATCAACCTCTTTGACATTTATAATATTAGTTGTTTGTCCTGGAAGATTTGCAAATGCCATAATAGGAGTAAAGTTAAACCCATGCGCAACGGTAATATTTCCATTTGCATCTGTTTCTTCATTTGATACTGAACCTCTTCCAAATAACCCCGTTTGTGCCACCGTTGTAACCATTCCAACCACATTGCTTCCATCTTTGCCAAGTAAACTTGTAGGAGTTGCAGAGGTTGTGGAAAGAGTGACCGCTCCCGAAATTGTGCCACCAGAACTATTGTATTTTAAATTTATTCTATCTGAAAGTGAGCTCGTATCTGTTCCGCTTGCAGTCAAAATATTACTTGCAAGGCTCAATCCTGTGCCAAGCGTAATATCACCTACACCATTATTACTTGTATTTTTACCAAGTAATCTATTTGCTCCCGAAACCGAACCACTTATCGTGATTTGCCCCGACATATTAACTTGGTTTCCAAATGTTTTAATTCCATTAATTGTTTGGTCTCCTGTTAAAGATACTTTACTATCAATACGACTTGATAATGAAGCCGTGTCGGTTTTATTTAATTTTAGGTCAATCCTACTTGATAAAGAAGCCGTATCTGTTTTATTTAATTTTGCATCAATACGATTACTTAGGCTCACGGTGTCAAGGTTGGTTAAAACATTGTTACCGCCTTCGGTAATTGCGCCTGTGACCGCAAGAGATGTTCCTATATTAACATTGCCAGTTACACGAGGAATTGATATTGATACGGGAGGATTAAATAAAGTTGTTCCATTAAAATTTTTCATTTTAATTTCAAAATTATCTGAATCTCCATTATACATAATTTTTGCACCAAAATTTATATCATTTGCAGTTTTAGTACCTACTTCGTATAGCATTATACCAGAAGAATCTTGAAAAGGTGAACCACTACTATTTAATGTAATAAATTTACCTTTCGCTAATTCTAAGTTTGACGTTGGGGCTACACCTATGCCAATATTTCCGCTACTTTCTTGAATGACAGAATTACCTAATGTAGATGTGCCTGTAAATAATGGCAAAGTATTTGTTGTTCCCGTTCCCGTAACTGGGTTGGTTAATGTGTTTTGCTTTGCCGCAAATCTGGAAGTAAGGTTTAATAATGTTGTATCTGCGGTATTAAACTTTAAATTCAACGCTGTTTGTGTTGCGGTTGATACGGGTTTATTAGCATCCGACGTATTATCTACATTTCCTAAACCAACCATACTTTTAGTAATACCTCCAACCGTACCCGTAAATGTGGGATTTGCCAAAGGCGCAACCACACCAAAATCAACCGCCACCGTGCCTGTTGTACTTATTGTTCCACCCGTTAACCCTGTTCCCGCCGTTACACCCGTCACCCCTTGCAAATCGTTAAACGTTGGCGCAAATGTTCCACCATCTAACTGGGTTAAGGTTAATGTTTTTGTATCTGTTCCCGTAAAAACTGCATTGTTTATTTTATCATTGTATGCAATGTTCCAATTAACCGAATTATTAGGAATAGATGACGCCCAAGTTGAACCAGTTGACAAGGCAATACCAGCCTCAGGATAAACAGGGTCACCTTGAGCCGAACCAACCGAACCAATTCCGCTGACTGTTGCGACGGTATAATTAGCCCCAACTTTGAAAGAGGTAGAAACAATGGTAATTTTATTTGTATCTGTTAAATTATATTGGTCATTATTTAATAGTTGACCATTTCTAAACACTAAAATATACGCCTTTAATTGAATTGGAAACTTAGGCGTTATCGTCCAAGTCAAAACGCTTGTTAAGGCTGGTGCGTATTCTTGTTTTAAAATCTTTATCGTATCATTCCCAATAGCAACGTCAACAATCGAATCCCGTATCCGTGTAAATACAACCGCCGAATCAAGTAGTAAAGTTCCTGTCGTTGTGATTGTTCCACCGAGCAAGCCGAAGCCCGTTGCAACGCTTGATACTGTTCCCTTAGTATTTATTCTTGAGGACAATGAAGCCGTGTCTGCTGCATTTAATTTTAATGCAAATCTGGAAGTAAGATTTAATAAAGAGGTATCGGCATCACGGAAATAAGGAAGAAGCATTGAAGCCGTATCAGAAATATTTACCTTATTATTTATTCTATTGGATAACGTAACCGTATCAGATAACTCCATTAATACGGTAAGGTCAGCCGACACCGTGCCCGTGGTTGTTATTGGGTCAGGACTTACCGTTATTCCTGTTCCTCCAGAAATAGAGGTTAGTGAACCCGAACCACCACTACCCGAACCGCCTCCACCTTTAGGAAATATAACTGTATAATTTTCCCCTAACTTAAAAGCAGTTGCACCAATGACAACTGATGCGTTTGTTGGTATGGTATATTGGGTTGGCAAAAGTATTTGACCGTTTCTATAAACTTGCACCACGTTTACACCAGCTGGGACTAATGTGTCCGTTTGCGTCCAAGTCAAGGTTGAGGAAGAAACATTCGTAAAGTCTTGACGCGCGTAAAATCTGCCAGCCGTATCGACATAACTTTTTTTAGCATAAGGCAAAAGCATTGCCGCCGTATCGCTTATATTTAATTTTAAATTAATTCTATTACTTAATGTTGTTGTATCAACTGTTGAGCCCGATGGTAATTGATTCCAAACATTGGAAGTAAAATCAAAGGAATATATTTTTAGATTAACGGTGTCAAGAATAACCCATGCGTTTTGATTTGAAACTGGTTGAATGCTTGCCGTATCGGAAATTGAACCCCGCCAAACCAATCCGTCTGCCGTGGTCTGGAAACCTAATCTTTGTTTATTTATATTAATAGGGAATTGACCGTAAAGGCTAATAGAAAGGAATAAAAAAAGAATTGAAGGTATTTGTTTTTTGCCTCCAATCCTCTTAATTAAACTACTCCCGACTTTGATTAAAACCTCTTGTAATAATATTTCACCGACGCGCCCCAATGCCTTGAGGAATCGCCTTTCTTTTTTTGGTTTCTCTATCATAACACAATGCCTAAAGTATTGTAAATATCTGTTATTTCTTCCTCGTGTTCATCGCAAGTTGACTCAGGGCAACCAATGGCGCTGGGAATAAAGGCGGTCAAAGGTGTTGAGTAATTGCAAAGCAAATCTTTAATCCTTTTCTTTTTTACGTCCAACCTTTGTAACAAAGTATCTTGATAAAACTTTAAACCATCAACCCCGACGTTTTGCCCATACTCATTGTCTAAAGTGTACAAGCCATTTGAACCAAGTTGCATGACCATATAAGGCGATGCCTCATATAAGACCGCATTGGCGCAAAAGGATTTTAATTGTTTGTCCCAGATATCTTGATAAGAAGTTGATGTAAACGCGGTTGAACTTCCCTTGTCTGTCACCATTGAATCATATAAGGTTAATCCAATGGCGGGAACAATCCAACGGAACTCGGCATCTTGAATATGTGGGCTAATAAGCGACTTATCAAGTCTTATATCGGCTGGTGTTGGACGTGCAACCCCTCCAGCTATTACTTCACTCGGTTGTATTAATTGGCTCATTGGTTGGGGTTGTTTGTTCTATTTCTACGGGTGCGTAACCCAATATTTCTCTTTTCTCGTTTAATGAAAGATTTTGTTCAACTGCAACATCACCCATAAAAGACACGGGTAAAGTGTTGGAAATACCAAACGTCACGTCGGTGAATGCTGGATTATAAACCCCAATTTCTTTTAAGAACGGGTTAATAATCTTCGATAACAAAAGGTTTTGCCGTGGCTTAATTACCGTATTTTGCAAGTATTCCATCTCTTGTCTTATTTGTTGATTGCTTCCAAGTTGTCCCGACGTTGCAAAACCCGCTAAGGACTTTGACCAACGATTTGCAACCACAATCGCTGAAGCTGCAAGGTTTTGAAGGTTCAAAAATTCGCCTTCGCTTTCTTTTGAGGTAGGTATAAAATTAGCCTTTAATTTTTCATCTCGTAAAACTTGAACGAATAACTTGTGGTTATTCCCCATGCCTGTAAACTTTGATTCAATGCCTTCAACAAGGCTCTTAGCCTCAACCGATGTCATTGAACCAAAGAATTGTAAAATTCCAGAAGGCATGAAGCCATTTTCAAACTTGCTTGTATTAAAACGCTGGATTCTGTATTCAATCTCAGCCCACATTTTCGCCCCTATCCACTCAGGCAAGCCAAAGTAAAAGTATCCAGCCGCATATTGTTTAACGTGGATAATTGAGCGCTCCGTTCCGTCTTCTAATTTCTTAAACTCTGGGTAAATTGGAATTTCTCTAAAGCCTTCTCTTTCGTAATATGTGCCCTCGGTTGTAAGTGGCACTTCTTCCCAGTTGTCGTAAATGCCAACCGACCTTATAATTTGGTCAGCCTCCGCTTTTCTAATTCCAATGTTGTAAACTGGGACATGGTAAATGTAGGTGAAAGGCTGAGAACCAACCTTTCCCCTTACAATTTCTGCAAAGCAATTTCCAAAAGCATCGTAATCAAAAGCCAATGAGCCAAGCACTTCTTGCAAGTTTTGTGCGTGCAAGTTAACTTGCCCAATGACTTCCTCAATCTCATTTAAGCTATCATCGGTAATTACCTCACCCTTCATTGATGTTGTAAGTAAGGTGTTGGATTTACCTTTCATTGGAATAAATCCATCACCGACAACCATGTTAACCTTGTCCTCAATAATACGCCGAAGCGTTGGGGAATTGTTTACAATCGCTATGAGACTTTTTAAAAAGTCATCTTTCTGGGTAAAGAACCTAACCCACTTTGCCCCCGTGAAATCAAGCCTTTCTCTGGAAGGTTCATTAAAAATATCTTCTTGCACCAACATGGTGTTTGAAGTATCCAAAGTAACGGAAGCCAATAAAGGGCTATTGTTTCTTTTTAAATTTCTGTTAGCCCTGTTCGGTACTGCTTGAATCGTCTTCTTTATTTGGCTCATAGGTTTTTTTCTCAGGCGTATAAATGACGTGTTGGCTAACAGATGTGGGGTTGGCATTATACCAACCCCTTAATTCTGCCTGTGTAAAATTTCCGATAGCCTTCTTTAGTATTCCCGCCTTTCCCGTTGGGTCAGCCCCGACGTAAATCATCAACTTACTTTTTTCCCTGACTATCATATTTCATGTTTTAATCAAGCGCTCCCATTACGGTTGCACCGTCAACTATGAATCTTGCTTTGTTTGTAGTACGGCAAGTTATGGTTAATGTTTCCTGATTTGAATCGGTAAACAAAGCACCAGATAAACCTTCAGCGCTTGTTAGCCTTGCTGGTCTTTTCTTTGCGCCAATCGTTTCCGCACCCCAAATCCAATAATTACCCGTATTTTCAACGTGAACACAAACCAATCCGCAAGCTTGTCCCGCCATGTCTTGAATTAAGTTTCTTAACTCTTGGTCACGGCAGTTGATTATTCCTACCAAACTTTGCTCAACTGCAACCGACAAAGTATCTGGGTCTTGCGTTACCGTTTCCGTAAATGCTCCCGAATTGTCCCTAAATTCTACCTCGTAAAATACTGAGGCAGTTGATGACATTGTAATCGCTGTAACCGCTGCACTTGAATTAGCAGTAAAACCAGTAACTTGATTCGCATTAGCGATATAAAGTTTACCAATACCGCCCGCGCAAGTTCCATCGACACATTGGTTAAGCCATCCGCTTGTTATACTACTCATTGATTCTTGTATTAGTAGCCTACGCTGATTAATGAATGGTGAATGTAATTAACACCCATCTTGAAACGAGCCTTAATATACACCTTTTCGTCCTTCTGGTCATACCAAAGTTCCAAAGCCGTCTCAGGGCTTAACACGTCGGTTGCAATAACCTTATTTTGTGGCGTTGTATATTCGACATAATGAGGCTTGGTTGTTCCCAAAGATGTTGCGATGTCATCCCATCTCCATTGAGCTACAACAGGCACACCACGGAAGGTAAATTGCTCAACCCCATTAATCAACTGCAATAAACCGTAATCACCGCCGCCGCCTTCTTCGATATCTTCACGAAGCTGCGAATAAACAGACCCAGTTACATTAAACACCTTTTGGTTAGCGGGTAAACCTTTTAACTGCAAAGGTGCTTGGTCGTAGATTGCACGAAGAATCGCGAAGCCATCACCAGCTACAAGGTCAGAGCCTGAGCCTGTATTGGTTCTTGGAATCAAATCGTCTGCAACTAACTGAGGGTAATAAACAGTCCAAAATCCATCCAATGAATCGTAGTTAGGATTGTTAGAAGCCTGATTACCAAAATAAGAAAGACGGGTAATGTCATTTCTTATTGCCTGTTGTGTACGGGTCAATAAGATATTTTCAATCAATGTTCCCGAAACATCTGGAAGCCTTGTGCCTGTTTTCAATAACTCCTCAAAAACGGTGTCTTCAAATTCGTCCCAGCACATTTCAAGGTCAACTTTCATTTTTTCAACGTCGATTGTACGCTGATAAATGTCAACCGAGCCAACTGGATTAAATCCGCAACCAGAATATTTTCTTACAATATTCTCAAGGTCTTGGACAAATACCATTTTCTTTTTATTTGCGACATTGCCAAGTACACGGAATTGACCGCGTAAATCATCGTCAAAAAAGACAGGCTCTAAAAATATATTGTTTGCCTCTGTACCTCTAAAGGATACGTCAAGTTGGCTTATTTCAACTAATGCCATTTGTTTTTAATTTTAAAGGTTTGCGTAAGTAATTGTCGCAGTCGTGTTTGTTAACACCGCTGCTGATTCAATTTTAAATGAGAACTCGGTCTTTGCATCAGCCTTAGACGTAGCAAAGAAAGCCTTCCAATCGTTCGCCGTGTTTAACGCCGTTGTTGTAATGTTAAAGGCTGCTGAAGGTGCGCTTGAAATCCAAGTGCCGTAAGCCTCATTACCACTTTCGTCAATCAAGTTGAACTTTAAATAATTGGAAGCACTTGTAACACCGTATATAGGTGTAACCGTAGTTCTGTCACCAGCTGAGGCAATATGCCAACTAAACGATACTGGAATACGGTCTTCATAGGTATCAACCCCGTAAAGTTGTTCAGCGTTTAAGCCGTCAACATTTGCATAGGGGTTTGTTCGATTAAGGCTATTTTTTCCAATGTAAGTATTGGATTGTAAAAAGCCATTCTCATTCTGGGCGGTTGGATTGAATGCCATTATCTTTGTGAAATTTTAGATTTAACTAATGAAGCAAAAGAATCAAAGTGACTCGATTTTGCTTTTGTTTCAATAATCTTTTCAGCCGTTGTTCCGCCCGAAGGAAGTCCAATGCCTTTTTTTACTTGTGCCCTAAGGGCTACTAATTCTTTTCCCAATGTTTCCAAAACCGTTTCAATTTCATTAATCGAGTTCTTTTGTTCATCGGTCTTCTTGTACATCGATTCCATTTCCTCTTTTTGCTTTGAATGAATTGCCTCCATTTCTTCGGGACTCATTACAAAGTAGCCATTGTCTTTTAACATTTGAATGGCATCGCCAACCTCGTCGTTCTTTGGCTCGTCTTTTTTCATCTCCTCTTCTTCTTGCATAACATTTTCGATATTTTCTTTATCGTCCATATTATTTAAAAGCGATTTGATTTTTTCTAAAATGGAATTACCCATGTCATCATTTTTTTTGTTGTTGGTTAATAATGCAGCTGGAACATTTAGAAATTTGTTTAGGCTATTTTGCAACGGTAATAAATCAATATTTTTTTCGCCAACTTTTACAATTTCATCAATGAAACCAAACTCTAATGCTTCCTGCGCGGTCAACCATGTTTCGGCTGCCATCATCTTAGTAATATTTTCATTAAGGTTATTCTGGTATCCTTTACGCTTATAAACCGCCGCCGAATAAATGTCAAGTAGCTTTGCCTCCATCTTGTCTAACAATTCAGCCGTTGCCTCAAGTTCGTCGGCGTTACCCATCGTGTAACTCCAAGGTCGGTGAATCATCATGAAGGCGTTTTCCGTCATTTTGACATTATCCGCCGACAACAGTACAACCGTTGCAATGCTTGCTACCAAGCCGATTCCTGTTGCCGTTGTTTCGTTTGGGTAGTTGGCAATTAAATCAGCTATTCCCATTCCTTCGGTGACTGAGCCACCACCAGACGAAATAACTAAATTAATTTCCTCACCGTTTGCGTCGTTAATTTTACTTCTTACCGAATTGTATGAATTAACAGATTCCGAAATTTCCCCTAAAATATCAATATTATATTTTGCCATCGCTTTGGTTTCCTTTTCTCTTTCAATTTTTTTAAACTTTGCTTCAGCCCAATCCCTCATCGCACTTCCGCCCCAGGCATCATACATTATTGAACCGCATATTTCCTTTCCATCTTCATCAAAGTATTTTCCTTGGTCATACGTTTCCGCACGGGAAAGAAAAGAATACGTTCTTTGGACAGTATCTTCCGACAAGCCCTCGCCGTTTGCGATTTGGTTAGCCCTTAACCAGCCGACACGCGTTCCACAATTTGAACCATTTTTCTTATGGTCAAGTGCGCGCCTTGCGTTATTTTTTGCCGTGTCTGGATAATCAGCGTATGTCATGTGGTAAATTTATTTATTATTATTTTTCTTATTCCTTTTTTTGCTGATTCCATAGCCAAACGACTCAGGATGTTGTATCATGTTATACACGGTTTTTTCACTAAGTCCAGTTTGTATACTAATATCCATGATAGCGTTCATCTTACTTTCATTTTCAAACAAGGCGGCTGGATATAATTCCATGACCATGAACTTTGCTATCGTCAAATCTTTTATAATGTTGGTTTGGAATAAAAAGTCAATAAGGGTATAAAAGTCTGGCGTTATTCCTTCCTTTTCGCATAATGTTTTATAACGATGCAAAACACTATCTGTAAACTCGGTTAATAAATGCTTGTCTATCTCCCTTTTATTGGTTTCCATCTCTCCAAAATTGTACTATTTGCCTCATTTTACCCACTACTTTTGTCCGACACGCTGGGCAATTCCTTCGCTCAGGCTCGTAATGGTTGACAAAGTTGTTATAAATCTGAAATAAATAATCCATATCCGACGGGTCAATGGATAAAACACGGTAAGTTCTGTCAACCGTTGCCATGACTTGCGTCTTATATTCATCGGGTATGCGGCTTGCAAGTTCACCCCAAATTGAATCTACCTTCATACAATTACACATTTATAAAGTTGCTTTTACTTTTAGCTTATTTCCCTCAGCTAAATCCCTTGCAATGTCATCGGAAACGACGTAAGCTTGAAGCCTGTCAATGCGATTATTAATTGCGTCGGTCTTTGCCTCAATGACTTGTAAAAAGTTGCTTAAATCATTGTTACCTGATATGGCTTGTATCGGTGCAGAAATTGGCGGCACTAAACCACCATCGGCAAAACCTTTTATACCAATTCGTCTAAAGGTTGGTGAACCGCCTAATAAACTTTGTTGCCGTTGGTTCAATACAACCTCACCACGTTTAACATACGCAAGTACGTTGTCACCGTTTGAACGCGTGGGAATATTTTGTTTACGGTTTATTCTTTCACCAGTCACTACGCCACCTTCGGCAAGAGGCTGGGCGGCTATTGTTGCTATTTGTGCGCCTGTTGCAATACCAACTGCGGCGGCGTTTATAAAGTTAATTGGTATTGGCGCACTTGACAACGCTCTGGATACAGCTAAAGCACCTTGAATAATTGCTTGAATAATTGCAATGCGTTTTTCTTCTTTTGCATTTTTAATCCTTAGCGCTTCGGCTTCGGCTTGTTGTTGCTCAAGTAATAATTTTTGAGCCGCAATATCCTTTTCAATTCTTTTCTTTCTTATTCCTGATGCCTTGTCTGCTCTGGCTTCAAGTTCCTCAATATTTGATTGAGTTTTCTCAATATTTTCACTTATTATTTGAGATGCCTTATCGTTTGCATTTTTCTGTAAAACACCAACAAAATTTATTATTTCACTAATTCCATTTGCAATAGCTTCTCTTAATTTACGCCTTTTGTCCTCGTCATCCTCATCTTTTGCCTTTTTATATTTATCCTCAATATCTTTTATTTCTTTTTCTGTTTTATCAGTTAATAACTTTCTTAACCTTGCCTTTTCTGTTTCCGATGCAAAAATTTCATCTAATTCTTTATTAAGATTTGCCAAATCATCTTCTCCTTTTTGTTTTGCGGCTGCAATTTCCCTTTCTTGATTATCTTTTATTGCATCAATTTGTAACTTTTTAATCCTATCGTTAAAACTTTTTTCAGCCGCAACCCTTTTGTCATTGATTCCTTTCTCTTGCTTTTCTAATCCTTCTTTGCCTTTAATGTAATTTGCCTCAGCCGCTCTGCGTTCAATTAAAAGGTTTTCAATTTGTTTTGAACCTGATTCTTCAAGAGCTATTAAAGCATCAATTCTTTGTATTTCTGCGTTATAATCATCATTAAGAATAAAACGCTTTTCTTTAATATCCTCAATTTCATTTATTGAAGAATCTTGTTTAATTCTTTCAAGTTCAATGACAGACTGGGCAACTTTAAAATTTTGGTTAATTTCTTGAATAGCATCTTGCTTTTTCTTTTCCGCATTGAGTCCAAGTATTATGTTTTGAGTTTCAACCGCCGTTTTAATCTGGGCGTTGACCTCGTTTAATTTTACCGCTATTTCCTTTTGCGTTCCAGAACCAACCACGGCGTTGGAAAATGCGCTCTGTAATTCGCTTCGCTTGTTTTCCAAGGCAGCGATTGAGCCTTCGGTAAAACCTTCAACAAACTTTTCTGCTCCTTTGCCTCCTGATATTTTTGGGTTAAATTTTTCTAAATCTTTTTCAAGTTTTTTAATATCAATTTCAATTTGTTTAAATTGCTTTGAATCAAAATCTAAAGTTTTTCTTTTATCTTTTAATTTTGATAGTTCGGCTTCAATGCCTCCCTCTGTTTTTAACAAAGCAATTCTTTCAAGTTGTGCCTTTTTAAAATCTTCCTGAGCTTTTTTATTTTTATCTAATTCTTTTTGCTTTGCAATTGCAGCTTCATTTTCTTTCTTTTTTCTCTCATCTTCTATGCCTTTAACAAATCTTTCACTTTGTTTAATATTGCTTTCAATACTTGCTAAAGTTGTACTTCCAAAACTCATACTTGCAACCGACCCAAGTTTTGGCGATGCTTTGTCTATTGCATCATTGGCTGCAAAAACCGAAGCTATAACTTCATTAAAATATATTCTTACTTGTTTAGTTGCTAAACTTAAACTTTTAGAAGTATCTGCAATAGCTAAACTTGCTTTAGCCTGACTTTCTGCTAATTGCAAGTTTGTTTTATACAATTCGTCTGAACTTTCTTGTTGCTTCGTTAAATTCTTGTCAACATCTGCTGAGTTTTTAATTACATCTTTTAATGATAATATAAATTTTAAACCAGCATCTTCACCAGCTGCCCCAAATACGTCAGCAATTACCGTTTGTAATTTATTACCTGATATTCCCGTTTTGCCCATTTGTTCGGTAATCCGAGCCAAAGCGTCAGCCGTTGATATTGAACCGTCATTTAAAGAATTAAATATAGAATTAGAAAAATCTTCTCCAAAAGCATCAATTAATGCTTCTTTGGTTGTTTTGGTTTGTTCCCTTATTCTTAATCCAAACTCCTTGACAACATCTAATCCTTTGTCTGAATAAATGCCTTGATTTGTCGCTGCAATAGCAATCGCTAAATATTCTTTTATACTTAGACCAGCTGCTGCAAATTGCGCTGGGTATTCACGAAGGTTATCTAAAAATTCATTATTTGCGTCTGCTCCCTTTCTAAATCCAATTTCAATATTATCCAATGCTTCAGAAAAAGATACGTTTAATTCTTTTGAAACCGTGTTTGCTGCTCTTGATATTTCATTTACATCTTTGCCGTATGTCTCAGCAATAGTTTGAGTTTTAACGGCTAAACTTGTTAATTGCTCATCGGTTACTTGAACAAAATTAGATATATTATTACTGACACTTTTTAACTCATTTGCTGATGCTGTTAATTCGCTAAATATAGATGTTATGCCTTGAAAAGCAGTTAATGCGATACCGATTGCTCCCAACCCTTTTGGTATTCCTCCAGAAATACCTTTAAGATTTGCAAATCCACTTGATAAATCTCCAACTAATCCTGTAACATTCCCAATAGTTCCACCAAGTTTAGGGAAAAATTGACCTAATGCTTGAGTGTAACCGCCGACGTTCCTTTGAAATTGTCCAACCGTGGCGTCAATTCCCTTTAATCTTTTGTCTAAAGCACCAATAGAAACCAATAAGTCCCGTGCCTCCTGACTTGATTCCTGTTCGGCGGCTGCTAAATCCTTGTATCGATTGCGCTGGTCGTTCAATTCCTTGCTTAACTTTCGGTAAGCACCCTGTGACTTGTCAATCCCCGCTATTTCTTCCTTCCTTAATTTAACTTGCTCCCGTGTCACATCGTTGACAAGTGACTGAGCCGCTTTTAAATCAACTAACTTTTTTTCAAGTTTCTTAATTTCGTCAACGTCCGCCGTCTTTTTTAACTCGGCATTTATATCGGCGATTTGCCTTTTTAATTGCGTTGCCGTTTCGATTGTTCCAGCTAAACCTTCTATCTGGATTTTAAAACCTATTACCTTTTCTGCCATGATTATCCTTTTGTTACGCCATTTACAACTACTTCATAATTTGCCCCGTCATAATGAGTATTCACATTAATTCCAATGGTTGAGCCACCAATAATATATTGAACGGTTGGTATCAACTTTTGCCCGTTCATAAATACAAGTACATTGGCATTTGTATTTGATACCTGAGTGATACCAGAATTAGGCGCAAGTACCAATACATTTGTCATTGAATTAAGGAATGGCGTGTAAGATAATTGGATGTTCACCGTTGCGCCATTTGCTCCGACTAAGCCGCTTCCCGATCCTGTTACCGTTCCACTTTGAGGCGAAGCCCCAGCAAGTGTTATCGTGTTGACAACTTTTGTCAAATCGTTTTCGTTTGGTTTTTCGTCGTATAATAAAACCGTTTTGGCTGGGCTATTGGATTTTGGATTGTACTCCAAACTTTGAATTATAAAGTTAGATGAACCAATGATTCCCTTGCGCCTGAATGAAAGCTGTGTTATATCTTTTGGTTTCCATTTCGCAAAGGTCGTGTAAACCTTACCCAGTTCTATTCGCTTGTAAGTCTGCAAATGAAAAGTTTTAAAAACACCTTGCATTACGTTTGTGTAATTCGTAACCTCATCCGAAAAAGATAAGTTAAAATCTGCGCCGCTAGGGTCATTGTAATTTACCATGAAGGCGGCAGGAAAATCAAAAGCACTTGAGGCGCTCGACGTTTCATCGTATAATCTTATATACCCATCTAAGCCGTTTCGCCTTCCAGCGTAATAAAGCAAACGAGGCGCCAAGTTATAATTGGGTTCGGCATCGGTGACCGTATTATAATCATCGCCAAAGACTAATGGCATTTGTGCGCCGTATGTTCCGCCTGTGGTAATGGCAACGTCGTTTATATGAATAGCTTTTGCAAAGAACTTTGTATAAATAAATTCAATGCCATTTTCAAATCTATCCTGGGGGAAGTTGTAACCGCCTGAGTAAATGTTTACCCCTCTTCTTTCTTCTTCCTTATTCGTCGTATCGTCATCCGTGGCATACGCAAGAACCTGACTTGATTTATACCCGTCCAAAACTTGAAAGTCTGAGCCATCAACGTCACGGGTATTTAAATCGTATTTGTTTGAGCCTTTAAAGAACCCGTCAAAACTTGTAAGGCTTGCCGCTCCTGTGCTATTTGCCCGATACCTAATTGTATAATCGTCTTTTGGATACGCATATACTTGACGGTTTAATACGTCTGTCTCCCATGCAAGGTTAAAGACCGTTGTAAGGTCGCTAATAATGTCCCTAACATACCATGAAATAGGGATAATATATTGCAAGTTTACCGTTTCGCCTGTTTCTAAGCCCTCTTTTTCTGCCACAACGGACAAAGAACCAGCGATATTTAAACTAAATGTAACATTTTCGTACCTCAATCTAAGTTTTACGGTATCATTTGCCACTAAATCGCCAAGAAATTCAAGGAGAATTGAATCATTTAGGCTTGTTTCGTTGGTTAAATCATACGTTGAAACATTGTTTCCGTTAACCTCAAAGAACAAAATGAGTTCCGCGAACTGGTTTATATCACCAATAGAAGCCGTTAAGGTAACATTTAACTCAGCTGCTATTTCATACAAGGCATTTATTGGCACGGTGTAAACGCCGCCCGTATAGTTGCCACCTGTGTCAAAGTTTGGTGACGTTGTTTCGTCCGTGAATGTAATGTCAACCGTCCCGTAATCACCAGCCGAATAAACAAAACTTGAAGGCGAAGGGTTGGAAGCCCTGAGGTTTACAAAATCTTTAATGTAATCAGCATCAAGGTTTAAACCCATTGGAATAATCAAACGGTTAAAAGGATCGGTCTTAAAGATGCTATTAAGTTGATACCCTTTGTTTGCAAAAGCCTTTTCCAATATTTGCCAAATGAAAATGGCAGGCGTTAACTCATTGTTTACAATAAATGTTTCATTTTCCCACGCCTTCCATTTCATCAGGATGTAGCAATGTTCCGACGTTAACGGGTCGTAATTGGTTTTTACATTTGCCGTATTTATTTCTATGTCGTCCCAGCCTAAATCCCTCACTAATGTGTTACCCACGTCCGCAAACCAATCTGCATTATTACCAATCAATGAGACCTTGAAATTGGACGCAACAAAACCCGAATTGATTGCCTGTAAATCTGCACCCTCCAACCTTGCTTTTCCTGTAAGTATTGGCACGCCATCGGCTTCTAATCTTGCTGACAATAACTTGTAAGCATTGGTTACAATCGCCCCAGCATCGGTAATGTTTTGGAATATATTTACGTTTGTTTTAGTTGCTGGAAGGGTGACGTTCCTTTTGGAATGCGCACCCGATATATTACCAAGTTCAATGTTTTCAATGGAATAATCAATCGTTACATTGACTTCATCTTGATTTAAATCTACTTCTTGCCCGCCTATAAATAATTTTATCATAACTGGGCGGTTGGTTTATTTGGATAGGTAATTTCAAAGTTAACTTCGATATCAGTTGCCCTATTGTTGTCCGTCAATGTTTCCGCGTTGGAAATGGTAACATTAACATACTTACCATTCTCGATGATGTACACCTCAGGGCTATAAAACATTGAGGCAATGTAAACTGCGTCTTCATGTGGAATATTACATTTAACTTGTTTCCTTTTGTTTACCCTTTGATTTGTCTTGATGATTGTTTTATCAAAACTGTTTGCCCGTGGACTTGCTGCAACGTTCCACGGCTGCGATATGTTGATTATATCAGCATTGGCGTTTTGCAAATCTTGAATCAAGCCACGGAACTGATAACTTTCTGCACCGCCATATTTACCGAACCAATGCAAATCAATGTTATCTGAACAATTAGGCTCAAGGAAAATCTCAATGCTTTCTGAATGCTGCGTATAACTCCCGTCGTAATAACCAACCGATACCGAATAATAATTGTACGCACTTGATGACGCTGGAAAATTACCCATGTGAAAAATAGCACTACTTCCAAAGACATTAGCCGCGCCAACCGACAAAGAATATAAATCGTTTGAAGCTGAGGAAACAACAAAGTCAACAATCGTCTCCGCGCTTGAACCTGACTTCGTATAAAATTGAAACCTTCCAGCGTTTACCCCTTTGCCAACAAATGAAAGAAATATATTGCCATCCTCATTACATCGTCTGTCTTGGTTGTTTGTGGTAAGGAATCGAAAAGGATTTGCCGACGGTTGATAAAAGTCACTTAGATTAAAGTCATTATCGTCCCCGTAAAACTGGGAAGGAATAACATAGGCGGTTGAACTTGTTTGGCTTGCGGTTGACGTTATAAGGAATCCCGCACTTGATACCGTTTGGTTCTTTGCTACCGTGTAAACGGACTTTATTACATCCGTGTTATTTGTCAGGGAATAAGTATCAAGCGTTCCAAAGAAACTTGTCTTTGTTCCTGTTACGGGTGCAACGTCTGAGTAAAGGAAAGATTGAACATTGGTATCAAAGACCGCGCTGCTTCCACTTGTACCCGTTTGAGCCGCTAAAAAAGAACCCGCAAGGCTGCCACCAACATAAACGTCGATTTGTTGCTGAACAACCGCCGAAGGCTCAAGGCTGCGATAAGATACAGGATAAAGAAGGCTTGATAATGTGTCTGGATTTATCGTGTAACTCATCTGTTAAGAATTGATTTGTAATAACTTTCAATCGTTGCCTCCACGCTAAAGGTAATGGCATTCTCAATTAACTCAATAAACTTTGGACTATTCTTATCCAAAGCCTGTTCGATGAACCCTGTTCGTTTACCCGTTGTGCTAAATCTTACTGAGCCTTTTGTTGGCATTCCTTCTTTCTTATGTTTCGATGCAATGGCAAAAGCGATACTCTTTGCCTCTTTGTCACTTTTACCCATTCGTCGTTTGACGTAATCAATTAAGCCGCTTATATATTTACTTGGCGGTCTGCCAGAATTAGGCGTGTAAGGAATCCTTGCCGCCGTTACCCCTGAGTTATTTATCGCCATGTAATCAGGAACAAGCCCCTCAATGACAAGCGTATTAATTTCAAACTTTACAACCGTTTCCATTTGTTTAACCGCTGAGCCTGACAACTCATGCCCTTGCGCCCTCCATTCCATTGCAATGACCTCAATGGCTAAAGCGCTTATATTGTCTGCTAACTTTTGCAACTCTTCTAACATTCGCTTTTGATTGAAATATTAAAAGTAGCCTGTACGGTGATTAACCTTTGTATCGACGTAAAGGAATCCAAAACAAGATTTACTTGGTCTGGAATGCTATTGGTTGTTTTTGTTGTTCCCAGTTCCAAAATAAACCTTTCAGCAAAGGCAATTAAGTTTGACCACTTTGTTATCTGCAAAGTTGTATCTACGTCCCCGTTTTCATCGTAGCCTAAAAGGTCATCAAAAAACAAAGTCACTTGATAGGTGTCCCTCCGAGTGACTGGATTGTTTGTTAAGGTTGGCACGGCAAAGAATACCCGTGGAAATATGTTGGTATTATTTTCGCCTTCTTCCGTATATATTTGAGAACGGACGCGGTCTGATGCCCAGCCAAAAGAAAAGCCGTTTAACCCGTTTACGGCGTCGGTGGCTGCTTCGAATATATTTGCTAATTGAACTAAACTCATTTTTTGCTTTTAGATATATCATCGATTACCTTTTCTTCTGCCGCTTTGCTTGCAAGGTATTGAAACACTTGATACAATTTTGCTTTTTCTGCTGATTCCATAGGTGTAAATCCTGTTAAATTAAACAATCCAGACTCCGCTACTTTTTTAATTGTCAAGTACCAACCGTATTTTTCATTGAGCCTTTCACTTGCTAATTGAGATTTTCCATCGCCCTTTGCAACATAGAGGTCTGCAAATCTAAGGTATATCTCTCGCTTAACTTGGTCAAAAAAAAAGCAACCTCATAGGATGTCTGCAAGGACATTTGTAAAAAGTCTACCTTGTTTTGCTCAAAGAGTTCGTCTGAATAATCTTCGCCCAATGGTTTTAATAATACCGCCATGATGTTTAGCAACCCCTGAGGGTCACCGTTCTTAACTTGATTCATTGCCTTGTCATACTGAGCCGCCATTGTAAACTCAAGGAGCGTTGATTTTTCCATCAACCTTTCTGGAAGGGTGTAGACCTTGCCGTTAAAATCGTACAGTTGCTTATATTTGGTTTCGGCTGGTGTATTGATAGCGTTCATTATCTTACTGTAAATAAATACAAGGTATTTTAATTCTAAGCTATCCGCTACCTTACCAAAGCAAGCATCAAGGGGAATGCCTGTAAAATAGTTTACCACCTTTGCCATATACGGGTATCTTTCTTTTGCCTCCCAGACCTCGTCCATGATTTCAAGGCGTGATTCAAGTTCTTTATCAAGGGTATTCCATTTTTCAATCAAAGGTGGAAGGAAACGTCTAACATTGTCCTTTACCTCCTGTTCTTGCAGTATTTTACCTAAGTCGTAAACAAGGTCAATTTGTTCAGCATTTTTCGTATTAACCTTCAACTTCTTTGCATACGGTAAAATCTTTTGATAAACCGCGTCCCGTTCATTCATGTATTGAATCGCTTCAAGTTCAACCTTTGGATGTTCGGGCAAAAGAAACTTAGAAAAGTAGATGTATTGTTCCAAAGTAATATCCGCCGCCGTCTCAGGATAATTGTACTTGATGGCTTTGTTGCCTATATTAAATATTACCATTATCTTCTTCTTGCTTTTTTGGTTATCACGGGAATGTTATCAGCCAATAAATCGCCATTGGTTTCCTTTATTGTTGGCACGAAAGGAACTGGTTCTGCTTTGGCATGACTAACAATCGGAAGGCTGGGCGGTCGTGACCATTCCCTTTTGATTCCGTTCCCTGTTAGCTTAACGGCTTTTTCAAGGTGACCACGCATTTGTAAGTATTTCTTTCTTTGCATTGGCTTATCAATGATTTCCTGAGTAATCTTTTCGATTAAGTCAATAATGATTAACGCCTTTTCTTTATCTGTCATATTTCTTTTTTTTAATTAAATGCAAGTAAATCGCTGCCTTGCGCAAGTCTTGAAAATATATACCTAAGGGAATCGCAGCCGTGATTATCGGCGTCTAAGGGCGTGGAAGATTTGCGGTCGTTCCAAATGTAATTTCTTAACTCATGTTTTAGATTATACGACTCAGGTGTTACAACAATGGTATAATCCAACATTTTCTTTATCCCTTCCACGACTGACCCTTGTCCTTTGTCTGCCTTTTGTACATTCAATCCTCTTTGCTGCAAAGCTTCAATCAAACGTGGTTCGCTGGTATCCGCCACTATCATTGCGTTAAGACTAACATAATGATTCATTTGTTCAATGACTGCCTCGTATGAAAGCGATTGTTTATAAATAATTTCCTCCACGTATATTTTCTTTGCCCCTTTGTCAACTGCCACCTTGACCAATGCCAACGGGTCAGGGTAAAAGCCGAAGTCAAGCCCGTAACCAAAAGGCAGACTAACATCGAACTCACCCTCAACCCAGTTGTCAAATATTACCCCTTGTTTCCTATCCAGCCATTTTCCCAAGAACCTATGCGCGTATGCCTCTGGTGACTTCGTTTTAATGGCTTCAATCTTTGCGATGTAATCAATGCTTAGGTTATTTAAATTATCAAAGTACGTCGTATGTATGTGCGTTATATCGGGGTGCGTGCTAATAGGTATCATTTGCTCGTCAATGGTTTCCATGCGATGCGACTTTTCAAACCAGCGCTTCCAAATCCAATGCTCCACGTCCTGTGGGTTCATGACAAGTATTACAATGTTAGGCGTGTAAGGCATACGAATTGATTCGTCAATGGTATCAAAGTCTTTTTCGCTTAAAAATTCTTCAGCCTCATCAACGATGAACACGTTTAACGCTGGTATTGATTTTAACTTTGCCGTTTGGTTTCCAGAACTTGTCTTGATGCCTGAAAAGATTATTTCACTCCCCGTTACCTTGTGACTTATTTGCGCGTTGGTCATTTGAAATTCATCGCCGACGCCTAACAAGTCTATCTTTTCCCTAAACTCAGGTATAACGGAAATGTTAGCACTTGATAAGGTATAACGTGTGAAAAGAATCTTCCAGCCTTTGTTTGCCAAAAGCATATTGCACGCCCAAAGCCCCACGGTAAATGACTTCGCCGAACCACGCCCACCAGTTATAAGGAAATAACGGGTTCTCGGTTGCCATAATGCTTCGTACTTTTCACTAACCTTTATTTCCATTTAAAAAAATATCCGCTTTTTACCATATTCCAATTAGGCATTTCCCATGAAATTAAATATAACATTGGTATCGCAATGTAGGACAAAGGATTATATTTATTGAATCGACGTTGGTAAAAAGGGAATTGTTCATAATCCCTTGTTACCAATCTTCTTTCCATGATTTTTAAAAATCTTAAAACCTTTATAAAACTACTCATTCGCCTTGTCCTTTGTAAATATTATCGTTGGCACGGTCACCTTTTCCCCTTGCGTCGTTATGTCAATGTCTTGCTTGGCTTTACCGTAGGCACGGTCTAAAAGCAGGTGAGCCGCCTTTATATCTCCTTTTGTAGCCATGTCCCTAAGTTTCATGATAATGGCTTCGGCAGCAGTTATGCCGTTTTTTTCATCACCCATGACTTTAGCCATAAGCAAATCAATAGAAGGCAGCTTTTTAGGTCTGCCTCCTGCTCCTGTTCCTCCATTTCTAAGTTTACCTCCGTTCCTTCCTTCTCTCATCATACGATGTTTTACGAAGTTTTCTTTGGCTTAGGTGCTGGCTTAGTTTCTTTAGGATTTGCCTGTTTTACAGTTCTCCTTCCTGGCTTTGGGTCGTCTGGTAATAATTCAAACCCAAATGCATCATTTTCTTTTGTTTTCTTTTCCATAAAAATTTATTTTTCAGTTAATGTAATGTTTATTAATTCCTTTCCATTTTTAGTTTCTTTTGAAGTCTTACTAACTTTAAATTTAGACCCTGTTTTAAACAAATATTCATCTTCTCCTGGGTGTGATGATAATCCTTTTACATTTTTACCATTTTTTCCAACAACTGTAAAAAAAACTTTGTTTTGTTTAGAATTACCAAACTCAATATTACTCCTTGAAGATGTACTTAAAAATGTATTCATTTTAATGTTTTTGCCTTTGTTTTCTAATAAAAAATTTACAAGTTTTTCAGTTCTTGAACCTGAATTCATTCCCATCCCCCTGTAAAAAGTTCCTTTCTCCGATTTTACTTTATCCAAAGATGCATTTAATGTTTTTATATACTTTATATCGTTTTCATTAATATTTCCATCTACAATTTTAGCATTTACATAATACCCTCTATTAGTATAAGAATTAATTACCTCTTTCCAATTTGTATCTAATTTATCAGTTGCCGTATAACTTGTATAGTTAAGGTCTTTGTTTGACATTTCACTTAAAGAATTATTAGCATCACTCGGTGAATATTCATCAACCCCAGAGCTCCCTGGAGTAAATAATGGCGCACCTCCTCCGCCTGTTCCTTGTCCACTACGCCCTCCCATCCCAAAAAGGTTTTATGTGATAAAATAATTTGTCTTGATACATATCTTTATATTTATTGTTTGAACAAATAATTACTTGCGTCGGGTTAACTTGTTTTATAACTTCCTGTAATCCAGCATTGAATATTCCTATTGCTAAATCATTCCTTGCGCCAATGTTTGACACGGCAATAGTGCTTTTATGTTTGATTCCTTTACAAATATACGGATAACTTATTGAATTAGTCCATGTTATAGTAGGAATTACATTTATTTTATTCTTTTCGTAAACGTGTCCTATTAACCTACTTCGGTAAATATTCCATTTAATCATTTCCTCTGGCATACCAATCAAAGCTGAGAAGTCTGGAGTCATTACATATTTAGCCTGTTTGAAAATATTTGCGTAGTAATCTATTCTATTCCAATAACGCTCAAGACGGTAATCGTCAACAAACATAT